TGCAAGACCATAATTTCCCGCAGTTACTGTGGTATTTGGTAATAAGCTTGCAGATAATGTCCCAGATTTAATATTATTTGCATTTGTTGTATCATTACTTGCTGATGCGACAAGACCTGTTACTTGCCATAATCCAATTTGTATGGATACATTACTGGCACTTACAATACGCCCAGTACTATCAATATTTATCGCTACATTTGAGGCTGCAAGACCATAATTTCCAGCAGTTACTGTGGTATTTGGTAATAAGCTAGCAGAAAGTGTACCAGATTTAATATTATTTGCATTTGTTGTATCATTACTTGCTGATGCGGCAAGACCTGTTATTTGTGATACAGCAATTTGTATCGGTACATTACTGGCACTTAGAATGCGACCTCTACTATCAATATTTATTGCCACATTTGATCCAAATAGAAGACCATAATTTCCCGCAGTTACTGTGGTAGTTGGTAGAATATTTGAAGATAATGTCCCAGATTTAATATTATTTGCGTTTGTTGTATCATTACTTGCTGATGCTACAAGACCTGTTACTTGCCATAATCCAATTTGTATCGGTACATTACTGGCACTTAGAATGCGACCTCTACTATCAATATTTATTGCTACATTTGAACCTAATACAAGCCCATAATTTCCTGCAGTTACTGTGGTAGTTGGTAGAATATTTGAAGATAAGATCCCAGATTTAATATTATTTGCGTTTGTTGTATCAATTGTAGCAGATGCTGCAAGACCTGTTACTTGTGATACAGCAATTTGTATCGGTACATTACTGGCACTTACAATTCTACCAGTATTATCAATATTTAACGTGACATTTGATCCTAATGCAAGACCGTAATTTCCGGCTGTCACACTGGTTATTGGTAATAATTTTACAGAAATTGGATTAACTAATAATAAATTTGATGCTGATATATTTCCAGATGTATATATATCTCCCGCAACACCTAATTTGGTAGTAACAATACTAGTGCCTATACCAACATTTCCAAATTCATCAATGTTTAATGCAATGCCAGAATGTCCATAAAATTGTGCAACAGTATCAGGATAGACTTGTGATATAACCAATCCCGGCCCCCCTGCTGTATTTATAACCTTAATTCTATCAGTATTACTAGAAGTTACATTAAGTACAATAACTTCACCCAAAATTTTTAAATTTGATGTATAAACAGTGCCCTTGCTATATATATCGCCATTTACATGTAATTTGTATGCAGCATTTGTAGTTCCTATTCCTATATTGCCATATCCATTATAATATGTTGTTGCAGTTTCTCCTGGATTATATATAAATGGTGCATTTGCCGATATATCATTATAATCTCCAGTTCTTGCTATTGTTGATAAACCAGATACTATTTGAGATGCATCTATTTGTATTAAATTTTCATTTGCGTTTGTAATTATGCCTTGTGGATTAATAGTAAGTGATATACTTTTTGATTGATCTCCATAACTAACATCTGATGTTATACCTATGCCGGAGGTCGGCAATCTATCATATGAAAGTGTACCGTATATTATATTATCTGCATTTGTTGTATCAATTGTGGCAGATGGTGCAAGACCAGTAATAACCTGTGATGCATCTATTAATATAGGGACACTTGATGCATTTGTTAGACGCCCATATTGATCGATAGTAACTTCTAAAGTATGAGAAGGGCTACTGTAATTTCCTGCATTAACAGAAGTAGTATTTAATAAAATATCTGCAATATTACCAGAAATTATTTGTGATGCATCTATTTGTATTATAGATTCTGATGCGTTTTGGATTATACCCTGTTGATTAATTGTAAGACTAATAGTTTTTGATCCTAAACCATTTATATTTCCCCCTGGATTAGTAATTGGTAATCTATCATAAGACAGAATGCCAGATGTTATATTATTTGCGTTGGTTGTATCAATTGTAGCAGATGAATTAATTCCCGATACCTGCGATACATCAATAATAATAGGAATACTATTTGCGCTTATTATTCTTCCTTTGTTATCAAGGTTAAATATAATATTAGATGCGTAGCTACCATAATTTCCTGCAATAATGTTTGTATTTGGTAATAATGATGCAGATATAGGATTTACCAATAATAAATTTGATGCTGTTATATTCCCAGACGTATATATATCGCCAGCAACGCCTAATTTTGTATTGACATTATCTGTACCGATACCTACATTACCAAATTTATCTATATTTAATGCAATGCCTGAATATGCATTAAATTGCACAACAGTATCAGCATATGTTTGTGATACAATTAATGCTGGCCCATTTGTGATATTTAATATATTTAATTTAGTAGCATTACTTGTTGTAACATTAATTGTTGTTAATTGACCTAATATATTTAAATTAGATGCAAATAAATTACCCGATGTAAATATATCTCCTTCTACGTGTAATTTATATGCTGCGCGTGTAGTTCCTATACCAATAGTGCCAGCTCCATTATAGTAAGATGTTAATGCAGAACTAGCATTATATGTAAATGGTGCATTTAATGCTAGATCATTATAATCGCCTGTTCTAGCAATTGTTGATAATGTAGGTATATTTATAGTTTTTGGAACTAGACTAGTTACGCGCCCATATGAGTCAGTTGTAATTTGCACAGTAGTAGAGTTATCTCCATATTGACCATAGTTACTAATATTTGTCTTTGGCAAATGAGATATATCTAATACACCAGATGTTACCTGTGATGCATCTATTGCAATTAAATTGGATCCTATACTTGTAATTATACCTCTATCATTTACACTTATCAAAATATTACTAGATTGAAAACTATAATTTCCAGATATAGTTCCTGATAATGGCAATCTATTATAAGAAAGAGTACCAGATGTAATATTATTTGCATTTGTTGTATCATTACTTGATGATGCACTAAGACCAGTTACTTGTTTTACAGGTATAATAACTGGATTATTAATTACATTTAATAATCTACCATATTGATCAACAGAGATTGTTATATTTGATGCAGAGTTACCATAATTACCAGGATTTACATTAGTGTTAGGTAGACGACTAGATGAAATAACTCCTGATACAATATTTGCCGCATTAGTTGTATCATTACTTGCGGATGCGGCAAGACCTATTACACTGCTTACAGGTATAATAATGGCTATATTACTAGCACTAATAATACGGCCAGTTGCATCAATATTTAATGCTATATTTGATGCGGCTATTCCATAATTTCCTGCTATCACTGAAGTATTAGGCAATAGAGATGCCGATAGTTTACCAAATTTTATATTACTTGCGTTTGTTGTATCATTGCTTGCTGATGCAGCGAGACCTGTTACCTGCCACAATCCTATTTGTATTGCTATATTACTCGCACTTACAATACGACCAGTTGCATCAATATTTAACGCCACATTTGATGCAACAGTACTGTAATTTCCTCGATTTACAGTTGTCAATGGCAAAGATCTTTCTGTTATTTTTCCATTTGTAGCTATTAATAAATTAGAATTATAAAGAGAATTCGAAATATTTAAATCACCAGATATATCTAAAGTGTAATTTGGTATAGAATTATTTATGCCTACATTTCCAGTATTATTTATTGTTATTCTATCTTGATATTGCACAGCATTTCCTGAGCCCGACATAATATGAAAAGAACCCGCTATATTCGATTGGCCAATATATAATACTAGATTACTATTTGCAGAATGACTTAATCTAGTATTGGAAGCACCGAATGATGTTAAATATATTCTATCAGTAATTTTACCATTCTGCAAATCACCTACATTAATTTTTAAAGTACTTGTATAATCATTGGATCCTTCTCCGATTGTCAATAAAGAATCCGGGGAATTCGTTGATATACCAACATTACCAATTGAATAATATGCTGATGTATTGTTTAAAATAAATGTTTTATTAGTCAAATCATTATAGTTTCCAGTTCCTGCGACAACTGATAATCCAGATACTTGATTTGATGTAATATTTATATTGCAATTTACAGCATTTATAATTCTACCTTTGCTATCAATATTTATTGATGGAACAGCACTATATGAACCATAAATTCCAGATGTAACTCCGGATAATGCAAGTACATCTGGATTTAATGTACCGGTTCCTCTAATATTACTTGCAAGGGTTGTATCAATATACGCGGAACTAACCAGTCCTCCTCCAGTAATTGTACCATTGGTAATATTTACATTTCCAATTATATCAAGAGCCACATTTGGTATACTACTGCCTATACCAATGCGACCTTCGCCAGATATAGTAAATACAGGTCCAGCGTTATTATAAAATTGCGAAACAATACTGCCATTTGTTTGAGATACTTTTAAAGCAGGGCCTGGGCCGCTATTTATAATATCTAATTGTCTACTATTACTTGTAACAACATTTACAGTTGTAAGTTCTCCTATAATATTTAAATTCGATGCAGTTATTGTACCATTAAAATAACCATCACCTTCGATGTGTAATTTAGCCATATTTGCATTTGTTGTTCCTATACCAATATTTCCATTACCTAAATAATAAGTTGTAAGATCTGGGTCATAATAAAATGGAATATTTTGTAAATTACAATAATTTCCATAAATTGCAACTGATGGTAATCCGTATATATTTGCTTTATTAATAATTAATGTTTTTTCTTGAATATCTAGAACACGTCCATATATATCAGTTGTAATCTGTGGTATTATACCATTTGATGCAATACCATATGTTCCAGGAGAGATAATTACATTATCTGTTGGTATTGTGCTTAATGGTAATTTACCTATTGTAATATTACTAGCAATTGTTGTATCGATAAAAGCAGATGGTTTTAAATTGGAAGCGTAAATAGATCCGCTTATATAAGTACTTCCGATTACATGTAAACGATATAATGAGTTAGTTGTACCTATTCCTACATTTGAATTAGTATATATATAATTTATCGGATTATACCATAAACCGGTTTTTGCCCCATTATTATATAAATTGCCTGTAAAATTAACATCGCCGACTGTATCCAAAGAGTAGCTTGGGAAAGGATTATTTATGCCAATAGAATGATTTGAAATTGTAAAATCAGGATATATCGAATTAGTAGTTTTATTAATCATTCCAATAGAAAATATAGGATTTGATAGATTTTGATTAGATGTACCTATTAAATATCCTATATTCGTTTGCGGATCATTGGCATAAATTGATATATATGCATTATCTAAAGTCGAGCCAAATTCAGCAATTTTGCTTATATTTGACCCGACTACTATAAATGATGGATCATCTGTTGATGTATCAAATTGTAACATAGTAACACTTATTCATTATATGCATATTTTTTTATTCATTAAGCACGGAAAAATCTACTTAAAAATTTGATTTTTACTTAATATAACTTGTTATAATTTTGCTACCAATTAATGAATGATGAGTTGCCTACGAAGGAAATTCTTGATAAATTCTTCTATCAGAGTGGTGGTCCAGATGCAACAAACACATTAATTAGGCATCAAATTGAAAGTATGAATGAATTTCTAGATAAAAAATTAATACAGATTATTCAAGGTTTTAATTCTATTCAAGTGTATCATAATTATTCTCAAGATATTAAAGATTTTAAATATAAAATTATTATTAATGTAACCCAGCCTTCTCTTACAAAACCAGTATATCAAACTACAGATGGAACACAGATGCTAATGACGCCAAATCTAGCTCGTGTTAATAATTTGACTTATGCATCTAGTTTATATATTGATGTAAATGTTATTACAGATATTATTAACGATGACGGTATTACCGAAAGGAAAGAAACAGTTATTCCGAATGTTTGTATAGGTAAATTGCCAATAATGGTTAAGTCGAAGGCGTGTATACTTACACAGATGCCAGATGTTACATCAGGTGAATGTCGATATGATTTTGGCGGATATTTTATAGTAAATGGTAATGAAAAAGTAATTATATGCCAAGATCGTATCAGTGAGAATAAAACTCTAATTTTCCAACCTAATGGAAATGGCGATGGATTATTTGCAGAGATCCGATCTATGCCTGATGGTATTTTCTTGCCTCCAAAAACCACTAGTCTGCATTTATCGGGGAAATCAAATCATATGGGAAATGTTATAAAACTAACTGCTTCTTTTATTCGATCAGAAATACCTTTATTTGTAATGTTTCGCGCATTAGGTATAGAATCGGATAAAGAAATTTATGCACATATTATTCTAAACCTTGAATCAAAGAAAGATCAGCGAATTTTTTCACAATTAGCTGCTTGTGCGGAAGATGCTTATGATATACATACTCAAGTAGATGCTATTCAATATTTATTGAAAGTACTTGGTACAACTGGTAATCCAAAAGAATATTTAGAGCAACCAGAAAAAGCGGTTGCAATTGTTAAAAATACAATAAAGAATGATTTCTTGTCTCACGTAGGTCCTTCTTTTAGAAAGAAAGCGCTTTATCTGGGTTCGATGGTAAAGAAATTATTAATGATACATATGGGTTATATGGAATATGATAATCGCGATTCGTATCTCCATAAAAGAATTGATACTCCCGGTATATTATATAGTAATCTATTTCGTCAATGTTATGGAAAAATGATTAAAGAAGTTAGAAATTTAATTGTTCGAGAATTAAATTTATGGCGTGCGAATCCAAATACGCCTTTGCAGCTTATAACAGTTAATAATGTTCATCGTTTTTTCAAACAAAATGTAATTGAGACAGGATTAAGATATGCACTTTCTACGGGTAATTGGGGTATAAAGAGTATCGGAAGTTTTCAAAATATTCGTCAAGGCGTTGCTCAAATGTACAGCAGGATGTCTTACTTAAGTTCTCTTTCACATTTGCGTAGAATTAATACACCAATGGAGAAAAATGGTAAACTTGTACAGCCTAGAAAACTCGAGAATTCACAGTTTGGTGTTATTTGTCCAAATGAATGCTTTGCTCCAAATACTCCTATATTAATGTGGAATGGCACTATAAAACAGGCAAAAGATATAATCGTAGGTGATTATTTAATTGATGATAATGGCAATTCTATTTATGTTAGAAGTACTTGTTCTGGATATAAAACTATGTATGATATTATTCCAACTAAAAAGAATTTTATCAGTTATACAGTAACTGATAATCATATTCTAACACTCAAGATAAGACAATACAAAACTGTTATAAATCATACAAAACTAAAATGGTTTGATAAAAAAGCACTTAAATACAGATACAAACAATTCAATAATTATGATGATTTACAAATATTTGGATCAAAAATAGATAATGATGATGTAATTGATATTACGATTGATAGATATCTTTCATTGCCTAGAATTGTTAGAAAACAATTATATACCTTTAAAAGTGGCGGAATTAATTGGGAAAGTAAACTAGTACAAGATCCGTATGTACTTGGTATGAAAATAAGAAATAAAAAAATTCCGTTTGATTACTTGATAAATGATCGTAAGACAAGATTAGAATTATTGGCAGGAATAATTGATTCTAATGGGATTGTAAGAGCAAATGTGCATGAAATTCTTATATCGCAAGATGAATATATTTATGATATTGAGTTTTTAACAAGAAGTTTAGGATTTTCTTGTTGTCTAAACGATTATAATGAATTAATTATTACTGGTGAAAATTTGTGTGAAATTCCGTTTCGTACAAAAATAGATAATCTTACATCGGTTAATAAACCAAAGAATTATATGCAAAGTTCTTTCAAATTGATTAAAAAGAATATTGAGCCATTTGTTGGATGGCAAGTTGAAGGCAGTGGTAGATTTCTTCTATCTGATATGAGTGTAGTTCATAATACTCCTGAGGGAGCGGCAGTGGGACTTGTTAAAAATATGGCACTAAGCACGCATATTACAGTAAATATTTCGAGTATTTATGTGCGAAAAATGATTGAAGAATTAGGTACAAAAATATATGATGATAATATTATTGATCCGATTGCATATCTGAAGCGTATGGGAAGTGAAGATACAGTGACTATAATTATTAACGGAGATATAATTGGATATCATGAAAATCCTGTTGAGTTTTATAATCAAATGCGGCATTTTAAACGTTATGGATCTATTCCACCCATGACATCTATTGTATGGGATATTAAAAACAGTACAATTTCAATGAGTACGGAAGCAGGTCGTATGGCCCGGCCATTATATATTGTAAATTCTGGTGTACTTGAGTTAATACGTCAATTAAGTGAAAAATCACAGAAATTTGAGGAGTTTTCGGAGAATAAAACATTTCAACAATTTATTTCGCCTTTAATTGATGATACAACTGAAGGATTTATAGAGTATCTCGATGTAGATGAAATAGACAAAGCGATGCTTGCTATGGTTTCTAATGATTTAAATCGTGGTATTAAAGGAAAATCACTTCCTCCTAAATTTACACATTGTGAAATACATCCATCATTGATAAATGGGATACTTGCTGCAAATATCCCATTTATGGATCATAATCAAGCTCCGCGTAATTGTTATCAATGTCTATGGGTAGAAGAACCAGTTTTATGCAGTGGAGGTAATGTAAAAGCGATTAAAAATATTACTATAGATGATAAAGTAATCTGTTTCAATCCTATAACTATGATCGCATCAAATACAAAGGTAATACATCAATATGTTAGACCTGCTATGAAACCAGTATATCGTATTATAACTATTAGCGGTCGCGTTATTGTTGCAACCCAAGATCACAAATTTATAACAAATCAAGGATGGCGTGATGTTACTGGATTTAATTCTAAAATTAAATTTGGCATATATCCCATGCCAAAGAACATTATAATTGGAGAAGATAGTAATATTCCTGTGAATTTCACGAATATTGAAAAAGATATTGAATATATTAAATTTATAAATTTATATCCTATTGCACAAAATGATTATCGAGTATCTATTATTGCAAGAATACTTGGGTTTAATTATAGCAATAAGAATCTTATGTTTGCATCAAAACAAGATATGGACAGATATGATGATGATATTCGCTTAATTGGTTTCAAAGACGGACATAGGGATCATAAATTTATTACATTTCTTTCAATATTATTAAAAGAAATTGTTAAGATTCCTGATTGGATTAACAATGGTTCATTGTTAATTAAACGTGAATTTATTAGTGGCTATTTCAGTAATAATATTATTAAGCGAGATGATATTAAAGAATTTATAGATATAAATTTCCCAAATGCGGAGAATTTTATTGATAATTTTACATATTCATATAATTATTATAAAACATTAGTTACTGCAAGAGAAGCTGAATATTATAGGTATATCAAATATAATAAAGATCCTATGTCTTTGCAAGAATGGAATGATCTCATTGAATTAAAAGGTAATCTAATGTTTGTCCCGTATTCTAAAGTTATACAAATGCGAAATATTATGATATCCGATATTACAGTAGATAGCGACAATCATTCTTTTATTGGAGGAGATGGATTTGCTGTATCAAATAGTGCAATGGGGAAACAGGCAGTTGGTATTTATATGAGTAATTACAATGAACGTCTAGATACTTTGGCTCACGTATTGCATTATCCACAAAAACCGATTGTTAGAACTATGTTATCTAAATATACATATTCCGATGAAATGCCATATGGTATTAACGCGGTTGTCGCAATTATGACGCATACTGGATTTAATCAAGAAGATTCTGTGATGATCAATCAATCTTCTCTTGACCGCGGCTTATTTACAAGTACATATTTTAAGACATATCGTGATCAATGTAGCAAGAATCATAGTACAGGTGAAGAGGAAGTTTTTACAAAGCCTATTGTAGAGGAAACGGGTCGTGTGAAACCTTATAATTATGATAAATTGAATGAAGATGGTTTTATACCAAAAAATACAGCAATTACACAAAATGATATATTAGTTGGAAAAATAATGCCTTACAAGTCTCAAGGCGTCACACATGCACGTGATACAAGTCTACAAGTGAAAGGCAATGATGAAGGTAATATTGATTATAATTATACAGGAATTAATGGTGATGGTTATAAGTTTTGCAAGATAAGATTGCGAAAATATCGCAAAGTTGTTGTAGGAGATAAGCTCGCCTGTTATACAAAAGATCACGATATTTTGACTACAGATGGTTGGATAAGCATTAGCGAATTAACAGTTAAACATAAGGTTGCTACAATGGTTGATGATGCTCTAGTATATCAAAACCCAATTGAATTGCAAAATTATGATTATAAAGGTAAAATGTATTCTCTTGAAAGTAATCAGGTTAGTTTATTAGTAACGCCAAATCATCGTATGTATGTTATGGGGGAAGGTAAATATAAAGTCGATAAAGCAGAAGATATCTTTAATATGCGCAAGAGATATAAGAAAAATATAAATAATTGGAATCCGAATTATAATTCACTAGATCTTCCTTGGAATCTTGTTATTGAAAATGGAATTATAAGTAAATTTCGATTTGATAATGAAAATGAGATAGATATTAATTTGTGGATTACGTTATATGGTGTATATATAAAAGAAGGATCTTCCGATAAAGAAATTAATGGTTGGCATATGGATAATACACATCTTCAAGAATGGACATATTGGTTAAATCAAGAACAATCAAGAAAACTTGTTGATACAATATTTATAGGAGACGAAGAAGAAAAACTATATTATACATCATCAAACGAACTAGCGGATAATTTTCAAAGACTTTGCCTGCACGCGGGATATTCTTGTAATAAATATATAAAATCAGATACAAATTATTGGACACTTAAAATTATTATAAAAGAAAATGAACCGATTGTTAATAAATGGATTGATAAAAAGTTTATGGATAAGTGGGTAGATTTTGATGATAAGGTATTCTGTTGTACTGTTCCGCGCGGTGAAGGAATTATATATGTTCGCCGAAATGGACTCACAGTTTGGAGTGGGCAATCTCGTTCAGCTCAGAAAGGATGTGTTGGAATGATTTATCATCAATCTGATATGCCTTTCTCTAAAAGTGGAATTACACCAGATATTATTATGAATCCTCATGCTATTCCATCACGAATGACAATGGCGCAGCTAATGGAATGTATTATGGGTAAAGCGTGCTGCTACATTGGTGCACGCGGTGATTCTACTCCATTTACTCAGTGTTCTGTTGAGAGTATTGCATCTGTATTAGAACAATCTGGATATGAGCGATATGGCAATGAAATACTATATAATGGCCGTACTGGAGAACAAATTCAAACAGAAATTTTTATAGGTCCTACATATTACCAGCGATTGAAACATATGGTTGCCGATAAGCAACACGTACGAGGTAGTAATGGTCCAATTGTAATGCTGACGCGCCAACCAGCAGAGGGGCGTGCTCGTGCAGGAGGACTTAGATTTGGCGAAATGGAACGTGATGGTATTGTGGCTCATGGCGCGGCTTCATTTTTGAAAGAGAGAATGTTAGATGTATCAGATAATTTCAGAGTATTTATTTGTAGAAAATGTGGTCTCATTGCAACTGCGAATCCTGAAAAAAATATTTATAAATGTAATAATTGTAAAAATAATGCAAATATAAATCAGGTAAGAATGCCATATTCTATGAAACTTCTTCTACAAGAATTATTAACAATGAGTGTAGCAGGAAGAATTATTGTATAAGTATATAATATAATGACACAATCACTTTCAAATGATATTTTAATGAGAAGTATAAAAATATTAGATATTGGATATATTACCGTATTATATGTAGCCATCTCAATTATTTTGGCATTTTTAACAGACAAAATAATGGGAGAATTTGATGAGAAAAAAGAAGCAAAAAAATCAAAAATAGTATTAACTGTAGAAGTAATTATTACTGTATGGATCTACGGTGTTTTAATATATATAGTTAGAAATATTATAAGTTTAGTTCCTTTTCCATTAGATGGATATAAAGGCTTTGAACATAGACGAGTTAAAGAATTGCATTCTGCAATGGTTTTTACATTTACATATATTTTATTTTCTAAATATATGAAAAGCAAATTATCATTTTATTATGAATACTTAGCTAAATAAAAATAAAAATAAGTTATTTAAGAAATTTTTATGTTTATAATAAAATGTATCAAAGTAGAATTAAAAACGGTAAAAAACGTACAAATCGCGATGAAAAACATAGAGGTATAATAGAACCTGATATTGATCAGGAATATGCAATAGTACAAGAATTACTTGGGAATGGTAGATTGCGTGTAATGTGCGTTGATGAAATCCCACGAATTGCGAGGATTCGTGGAAATATGCGAAAAAGTACTCATAAGGTAATTATAGAAAAGGGTGACTTAATCTTAATATCTCGCAGAGATTTCGAAGAAGATAAAGTAGATGTTATACATAAATATACTCATGAAGAAGCGTCTTCTATAATACATTCAAAAGATTCTGCAATACCTGCTATAATAAGAAGATTATGGACAGGCGGTGATATTACAATAGAAGATGAAGAGGAGAATAATGTTATATTTTATGAAAATTAATCAATATCATTTACATTTATAATTTTAAGTTCATCTTTACAAACCGGGCAATTATGATTTTTTTCTAGCCATTTCTCTATACATTGCCCGCAATATATATGATTACATTTATTAATTTTTCTTAGATATGTACTACTTATAAAATCATCTAAACAAATTGGACAACACTCTTTATAATCTGATTCTTCTAAATCTTTTATTGGAGCAACATTTTCTATTTGTTCATTAGTTAAACCTATATAATGGTTTCCCATCTCATCGCATAATCTAGATAAATTTTCGTAATTTTCTTCTTCTATTTCTGTTTCATCTGAAAACATAGATAGATATGTAATTATAAATAATTCATGTTGAGTCATTAAATGAGTAAGCGCTTCATCATCCGTTTCTATTATCAAATTGCATACAGGGCATGTAATCATACTTATTATTCTTAAGATAACCTTTAGATAATTTTCTTATATTTTGTATTTTATAGAATGAAAGGAACGTCAGAGATTCACGGCATATTATACGAAGGTGATAAAAGTATAGTATACAAAATAACTAAGAAGAATGATATATCAATAACTTTGAAAAAATATAATATAAAAAAGTTATCGGAATACGACAAAGTACATATTAAAAATGAAATAGAAATATTATTTCATTTAAATCATCAAAATATCATTAAGGGTATTTTATATAATAATGATGATAATTATATATATATCTATCAAGAATTTGCAGAGATAGGAGATTTGTTTGATTTTGCATCACAATTTGTAAATAGACGAGTGCCGCTTGCTTGTGTTATGAATAAAATAGTATATCAAATATTGCGAGGATTAGAATATTTACATGGCTTATATATAATTCATCGTGATATTAAACCTGAAAATATTTTAATTGCTAATAATTTTGTAATTAAAATATGTGATTTTGGATTATCAATTAATCAAAATATTATAAAACCAATGAGCAAAGTGGGGACACTTGAATTTATGGCGCCTGAAATTATTAATATAAATAAAAATATAAATAAAGTTACATATAATGAAAAAATAGATATTTGGGCATTAGGTTGTATTACATATGAATTATTATATGGTATATCACCGTTTTATGATAAAAATACGATAAATATAGAATATCGCATTTGCAATACAAAACCTTATTATAATTATAATGTTACTATAAATAAATTTGCTCTCAATTTTATAACAAATACATTAATACGTAATCCAGAATTAAGACCATCTGCTGTAGATCTTTTATCTAATTATTCCAATTCAAATTCTTTTTATATATTAAAACGTGTAACATTACCACAAATTTCTTATGATCATAATAATGTTATTGATACATCTTCTCCTAGTGTCAAGATGTGTTGTTGTCTAAATAGAATTAAAACCATATAAGGATTTTATACTTATTAATATAATTATTCTTACCAGAATGGTAATGATCGATGATTATATCGAATATACTAATAAATATAAAGCAATATATGGTGAAAAAACAATTGTTTTAATAGAAGTCGGTTCTTTTTTTGAAATCTACGCAATCAAAAATGATAATACAGATGAAGGTGCAAGTGATATTTATATAATTGCAGACTTATGTAATTTTGTAGTAACTCGAAAAAATAAAACAATACTTGAAGTATCGCATAAAAATCATTTAATGGCAGGTTTTCCTAGTTATGCATTATCAAAACATTCACAAACACTTTTAAATAATAATTATACAGTGGTACTTGTTGAACAAGTAAGTTCCCCGCCAAACCCAGAAAGAAAAGTTACACAGATATTAAGTCCATCTATGCAGATTTCTGTAAATAAATCTGAAGGTAATTATTTAATGGTTACATATTGGGATATACATAAAGATATAACAGGCAACAGATTTTTTTCTTTAGGCATAGCTGGTGTAGATGTATCAACTGGAAGAACTTGGATATATGAAATTATGCGATCAAGTGGTTCTGCTCTAGATGAATTTACACGTTGTTTTCAAATGTATCAGCCATCTGAAATTGTATTTATAGGCAGTAACTTAACTCTCGATGAACGTTATAAGATAGAAGAAACGAAAATAGATGGTGGTAGTTCTTATCATTTATTATGGGATATTGATATAGAAATCTATAAGAAGGTATCTTATCAAAATCAAGTTATTGAAAAAGCTTATTCAAATACTGGAATACTTAAAGGGCTTGAAGCTTTATCCATTGAAAATTATGAGAACGCACGTATTGCTTTTAGTTATATGATACAATTTGGCTATGAACATAATAGTTCAATTATTAAAAATCTAATTTATCCAGAGCATTTACATTTTGAAGGACATTGTACACTTGAATATAACAGTACAATACAATTACAGTTAATATCAGCTACAAATAATGAAAAATCACTTTTAAGTATTCTTAATAGATGTTCAACAGCATTTGCAATGCGAAGATTCCGCGAAAGATTATTGCAACCAATTAATAATGTATCAATATTAAAAGATCGCTATGAAAAAATACAAAATATGATTGATTCTAATAATTCATATAAAATTCGCGATATTTTAAAGAGCGTTCTCGATATTGAAAGAATGGTAAGACGTATGATTATAAATAAATTTAATCCATCAGAATGGACGAGTTTTCATAATTCGTTTGAAAGTATTATGGCTGCCCAAAAATTATTGAATACAGATACTTCTTTTATTGAGAATATAATGAATGATTATATAAAGATAATTGATATTGATGAGGCATCTAAATATACTTTAAATGAAATTAAAGGTAATATATTTAAAATTGGAAATTATGCTGAAATAGATACAATAAATAGATCATATTTATTTCATTTATCGGAACTCGATAAAATAGCGAATTCTTTTGAAGAAGGCGCAAAAGTTGAATATAATACTATTGACGGATATAAAATTACAATGACAAAAAAACGATGGGAAAAAGTTAAATCGCAAAATTATACAGCAAAACTTGTAAGTCAAAATAGTTCTATTGTAAGACTTACAAACAAATTCATAGAAGATACCTCGCATGAAATTATTAATTTGGAAAGAAAACTTGTAGAAACTGTTACAAAAACTTTTTTTGAATTTGTAGCTACATTTATTGAAAAGAATAAAGATAATATATTAAAAATAATAAATGATGTGGCAGAACTTGATATAATATGTACTTGTGCAAGAAATGCAGTCGATTATCATTATAAATATCCTAAAATATCTCAGTGTAATAGATTAGAAGCCATAAATTTGAGGCATCCAATTATTGAAATTATTAATACTAAATATAAATATATTCCAAATGATATATCTTTTAATAATGAAAAGAATTTAGGTTTATTGTTATTTGGAATGAATTCATCGGGAAAAAGTTCTTTTATGAAAGCAATTGGTTTAAATATAATTATGGCACAGGCGGGTATGTTTGTTGCTGCTGATGATTTTGAATATATGCCATATAATCATATATTTACACGAATTGCGGGTAATGATAATATTTATAAAGGATGGAGTACTTTCACAATAGAAATGTTAGAATTAAAAACAATATTGGAAAGAGCAAATGAAAACAGTTTAGTGCTTGGAGATGAATTATGCTCTGGTACAGAGGCTATATCGGCTCTTGCAATAGTTGCTGCTGGAATAGATATTTTATTATCTAAACAATCAACTTTTATATTTGCAACTCACTTACATAATTTGGTTAAATTAGAAATTATTAGAAATTCTAATAAAATTGCAATTGCACATATGCACGTCGAGGTAGATCGCGAATCAGGTTTACTTGTATTTGATAGAAAATTGAGAAAAGGTGTAGGAAGTGAAATGTATGGTTTAGAAGTATGTAAAGGTTTATCTTTACCAGCTGAATTTATAAAATTAGCACATGAAATTCGATGTGAAATTACCGGTATTTCTACGCAATTTGTAGCTACAAAAGTTTCACGTTACAATTCAGAAGTTACTATGGCGGAATGTAAAATATGTGGAGAAAATGCTACCGAGTCTCATCATATTAATCCACAAATATTAGCAGATAAAAATGGTTTTATAGACCATTTTCATAAAAATAGAGAATTTAATTTAATTGCTGTATGCGATAGTTGTCATAATAAAATTCATTATGGGATATTAGAAGTACACGGATACAAAGAAACATCTGAAGGAAAGAAAGTAGATTACAATATTACAGATGCTAAATCTATTCTATATGATAAAATTAAATATATAAATAATGAATTTTATATAAAGAAAACAAAGAGAAGTAAATGGATGCATGTGTCTCAAAATGAAATTATATCATTTTGTAGAAAGAAAGGTATAGATGATGAAATTTGTAAAAAATTTATATTGGAATTTCAAAAATTTGATTTTCATTAAAAATGGAAATATAGATCCGGGAACAAAGAAACTGACCACAGCAACGAAACGAATGGCTTCCCTGGCACGCACCGTCTCCACTCGCCCGTTCCCGCCCGCTCGCCCCGTCGCGCGCGCCGCGGCCAAGGTGGCCAAGATGGACAATGTAGCCAATGCATTCAATGACGCCCTCTACCATGACCCGATCAAGACCGAGACCGAGTCTTCGCCCATTCAGAGCAAGGAAGAGGCGGAGACGGCGGAGACGGTGGCAGACAAGATTCGCAAGATCGCGATGGAGGCGCGAGAGAAGCGCTCAGACACTAACGACGCCTCCTGGAAGGACGAGAAGAACAACGCTGATATCAAGCTGTTCTTCAACACCGAGGTGAAGAAGGGCGCGATGGAGAAGATCGAGAAGCGCGCGGTGATCGGCTGCAACAACGCCAACATCCTCGAGTACAAGTTCGACGAGTACTTCTACGTGAAGGACGGCAAGGTTGTCCGCACGGAGGGCTTCCAGAAGATCCCCAACACCTATCTGCACAAGATCTACAAGGTGATGAAGACCGACTTCTTTCAGTCGCTTATGAAAGAGTTTATCAACACACTTGGTGATATGTGCTATGAGTGCTGGGCGCCGGCCAAGAACCTCAACGTGATCGAAGTTTACTGGGGCCCCACCAAGAACCACGCATGGGACTACAATGACTACGATGACGAAACCGAGGCCGATGACGATGACGATGACCCTGCCATGAAGCTGCCAGATACGCTCGACACACCTGACGAGGAAAAAGCGGAGCAGGCAGAGCAGGCGGCACCGATGACTGAGCCCGGCGACGAGAAGTCATACAAGGCAGTGGTGAAGCGCGGCGGCTCCTCCAAGAACAAGGCGTAAAAACACAAAACATCATATCTATTCATAAAAACAACACATATCTGAAAAATACCAAATTTTTGGTATTAATATTTGTCTATTATATTTTGCATAGTATATTCTTCTTCTATATTTAAAATTATATTAAAAATGTCTTTAAATATATTAGGATTAGAAGTTATAATTAATGTATCTGCACATATATAATAGCAATCCCAATTTATTATTTCTCCAATTTTTAATATACTATTAGTTATATATTTTTCTTGATATTTACCCAATAAATATTTTATTAGTATTGATTCATTAAAAAAATCATAAGTTATTATATAAGATAAACATATAGATGCAATAACAATCTCATCGCAATTTATTTCAATGTCTTTACATTTTTCAATAATTGTATCATATAATGTAATTGATCTACAAAGTATTTTTGATAATTTTAGTTCTTGGAGTATAGAATAAATAATATTAATATTTTTTGTGCGATTTTCAAAATTCATTGGTTTAAATATTTTATTATTTACAACAGAATTTGGAATATAATCATTAGATTTTAATCTTTTATATAAATCAGTTAAAGATATTCTTGTAACAGGCCGCCATTTGCAACAGTCTCTATATATATTATAAATATCACTTGATAAATATTGATGTAATACTATATTTAATGGATAATATTCTCTTGATTTTTTTTTTTGATATAGTAAAAGTTCTAACCATTTTTTTTGTCTATTGTATCTATTTATATCGTTATTATTTAATCTTGAAGGATGTTCCCCTTTTGTAAATAAGAATATAATAATAAATCCAATATACCAACTTGTTGAATTATTATGTGGCATTTCATATTTACATATTTCGGGAGGAGTATATACCCACGTGCCTATAGAATTTGACCAATTAAACCCCCAATCATTATTATTTTGAATTTTTATTGAACATAAATTATAATCAATTAATATTACTTCATTTTCTGGCATAATCATTATATTAGATGGCTTGATATCAGTATGCTGTATTCCCATATCATATAATTTAATCAATATTTCAACTAAAGATACTAGTATTTTCATGCAATTTTCATGACTATATGCTGATGTATTTACCCATTCAAATAATGTAATACCGTAATAAGGCATTAATATATCTGCATGGTCTTTAGTTAATGTGATTTTTTTTATTTTTGGACATCCATTTATATTTTGTACATATGTTGAAAAGACAAGATCGCGTATAGTACAATAATTTATTAATTTATCAGTTTCATATATATCTAATCTTTTAATAACTTCATCTTTATGGCGCAGAATTCTTCCATATGTACCTTGTGTTATATTTTCAAATTTAGTATCATCCTCCATAGTTAATTATTGCATGGAATAATTAAATTCAAATTTTTATAAATTACCATATATAGCCAAATGGAATAAATATTCTATATATAATGGCTTTCTATATCCATCAGTTGAAGAAAGTAAATGATCTATATTTGCAGCATATGATATAAAGTTCATTTTATTTTTATCCGGTATAAAATGTAATAAATCTAATGCTATATTTTTAACAGATGAATCATTGATACTAATTTTATGCGTAAAATCTCTTATATTTTCCATTGATAAATTTTTATTTTTCATAAAATCATATATTGTAGGGCAATTATATATGCAAAATTCTTCAGTTAAAACTTCTGGCATTTCTTTATTTAAATAATGTACATATAATGCAAAATAAAGATCCTGACAATTATTCCTTTGCAATATTTCATGATATGTTAAATTTAATTTTTCAAATGTAACCACAAATTCAGAAACAGTAAATAAAGGTACTCTTATTAAAATAAAGCGGCTTCTTATAGGTATTTCTAATTTATTATAAAAGTGTGTTGTACATATAAATAATGCGTTATTTGAATATTTTTCAAATAATACACGAAAATCATAAAATTTATTATTATTTGTAATATAATCAATATGTCTTATAATAATTATGTGTTTTTTTGTATGTATACTCGGATTTAATACCATATGTTTAATCAATTCTGTGAATTTTACCAAATCTTTCGGTTGTTGAGGAATACTTAAATCTATTTCGAAAAAATAAGGTGTTTCAAAATAGATTACATCTTTTTCCCATATTAATTTATTAATTTTATAATTTCCAAATATTTCTTTAAATGCTGTATAATATAATAATTCGAGTGGAAAGCCTTTATGACTATATAATATTACATTTGAAATTAGATCTAGTTTTTCGATAAATATATCTATTATTTTTTTATGTTTAGGAACATATTCTAATATATTTTTAAAATTATCAAAATAATATTTCCATAATTCATCCATATATTAAAGATTATCATATTGCTTAAATTATGGATCCATATAGTATACTTGGATTATCACCAAATACAGATTTTAATGAAGTAAGAGCAAGATATTTCTATTTAGCAAAGAAACATCATCCTGATAAATTGGATAAAAGTATATCAAGTGAAGAAAAGAAGAAAAACGAAGATTATTTTAAAAATATTACGGTTGCCTATCATGAAATAGATCGTAAAAAGAATGCTAGCAATAATGGCCATAACTACGAGGAAGACTTTTGGAAACACTTAGAAGAATTCTTTAATACGCCAGAAACGTGGGAATGTATGAAAGATATATTATATAAAATATCATCAAAACCGAAAATACACAAGATATCATTAAAATTGTCACTCGAAGATATTCATAATTCAAAATTGCGCAAATTACGTTTATTCTTGAGAGGTATTAAACAACCTATATATTTAACTATTAATAGTAGTGATATATTTGAAAAAGATTTTATTGAAATAAATAATTATAAAATTGATGATAATGCGAAAGAAATTAATATTATTATTGAATTATCTATTGAAAAACATAAAGTTTTTAGATTAATGCATTTAATAAATAGATGGGATCTTTTTTATGAAATAACAATTACTTGGATCGAGTATATTCAAGGGAAAAATATTACTATTGATTATTTAAACAATGAAAACTTAAATATTGAAATTCCAGCATATTATAATACAGATACTCCTTTTATTATTGAAAATAAAGGTTTATCTGGAAAAGGAGATTTGTTTATTATTATAAAAATATATAACCCTAAAAATTTTAAAGAATTTAAGGAAACTTTAGACGCACTTGTTATGGAACCTCGTCTCTGATTTTGAAAACTATTTAAGGATTTGATGATTTTAATAAACATCCTGGAAAATGGCTCGCGCTGCGTCTGCCAAGCCTGCTGCTGCTGCCACCACTGTCTCTGCTGCTGCTGCTGCCCCTGTAAAGCCAAATGCCGATGCGAGTGCAAAGGCTGCCCCTAAGCCACGTGCTAAGGTTACCGGTGATAAGACTCCATTGGTTGAAAAGCCAGCGACGGATTCTGCTGTGGCGAATGTCGCATCTCCGGTAGATAGTACCGAAACCGAGGCAACTGTATCTCTAGTTGACAAGGTTGAGCAGAAGATTAACAGTCTTTCTCAAATTATCAAGGAGACTCTTGCCGAGCTCAAGGTTCTGAAGAAGGATTATGAGAAGATGCGCAAGAGCGTCGAGAAGACTGAGCGTAAGCGTGCAAATGCCCGCACTAACCCCAATGGTTTTGCTAAGCCAACGCCAATTACTGATGAACTCTGTGTTTTCCTAAGCATTCCAACCGGGTCTGTTATGTCTCGCACTGATGTAACTCGCAAGATTAATGCTTATATCAAGGAACATAATCTGAATAAGCCTGATAACAAGCGCATTATTCTACCGGATGTACCTCTCCGTAAGATTCTAAATGTCAAGGAGGGTGAGGAGGTTTCTTTCTTCTCTCTTCAGAAGTTTCTAAGCCCACTATTCAAGAAGGCAGTTCCAGTACCACCGGTTACTGATTAGATACTCTATATCTAATCTGATTATTTGCATATTTTAATCTTTGAGCAATATTCTTTATTTTTACCTATTTCTTTTACCTGAAAAAATATGATTTTTTTACTACCTTTTTCTATATCTAGGATTCCCATTCTGGCTGCTTCGATTGGTGTTTTTGCAATATATATTTTTCAAGAAATTACAAATTGACGCATTATTATATTGACATTATTT